GGAGCCTTCTTCATAGCGATATAATAAGCCAAACCAGCCACAAGACAGGGATAGAAACGGAAAGGGATGTCGAGTGTGTTTGCGCCGCCTCCAGCGTCATCCATACGGACGAGCTTATCAACAATAAGGTAATAATCTGTGTTAGGCCGAGGCCAGACAACAAGTTGCGGAGTAATTTGACGATTGACATAGAACTGAAGTGGCCTACCCACTGAGAGTTTATTTGGAATTGTCAGATAATAATCTCGGCTGATACGTTCAACCGTCAGGTCCTGCTGTGTTTGTGATCCAGCAGTATTTATAAAGCGGCAAGCCATTGTGATGATGTCAATTGTAGATGCAGGGAGATCATAAATGATACCCTGAGAATCAACACCACCATCATTGCTGACAGTGATCGAATCACGGACAATGGTCCATTGGTTCAATCCACGGTTAGCCCATTCAGCCAGCAACAGATTCAAACTCCGGCGGGCAGTGCGCTGATCGTAGCCCGTGCGGACTTCGATACCACACCGCTCAAAGGCTTCCTCAATGTAGTCACCTACATCAAGGTTAAACGTCTTTGTGCCGGAAGTTGTCATATTAGCTTACCTTACAAGCCTTGGAACGGGCCATGCCGGTGCCAACAGGGGTAACCATACCACCACCAGCTTTGCAAACGGAACCACCCTCTTTATAGGCTGCACCCATACCGCGAGTAGCGATACCACCGCCACGAAGACCTTTTGGAGACTGCTGCATATCATGCTTAGTATCCATGCTGGATTTTTCCCAGTCAGCAAGAGACATGTTATGCTTCTTGGCCAATTTCTTATCCTGCTGAAGGTCCTTTTTAGAACCTTCCCATTCCTTCATACTCATTTTAGCCATAACTTTTTTTCCTTTATCTTCATCAGGATTTGTCAAAATACCAAGATTAAGTGACCCACGTTGAGACATTAAAACATCCTCACCTTACCAAGGCCCTTGGTAGCTTTACCACCACCACGAACGGACAAACCCTTTTTAGAAGGAACAGACTTGCGGGCAACTACGCCTCCGCGACGATAGCCGGGGGTAGCAGAGTTTTCCATAAACTGATTAGGTGATGTAGCGGCAGCAGTTGGGTCCGTGTCATATCCTGTCAAACCCGGAGTAGGGGCTGGAGGCATCATTACCTGAGCCTGAGCAGGGGCAGGAGCAACGGGAGCAGCTTTGGGCACATCATCCGTATTATTGTACCCTGATAAACCCGGAGTCATGGCTGGAGGCGTTCTAGTAGGCTGCTCTTCTTTTGTTTCAGAGGCTGGCTTGGAAGAAGCATCAGCCTTAGCTTCAGCCGCTTTTTTGGCCACTGGGCTTTTATTGCCGTATTTGTCAAAGATGTATTTACCACCCATGCCACCGGCAAGTGCACCAAGTGCAGCCATTCCAATGTTGAACTTCTTTTTAGCCATATCACTTACCCCGTTTTGACTTTACAGCAGAGCGGCTGCTGACAGCTACCTTGCCACCCTTTTTCATGCCAGATGCCTTACGGGCTTCTGACATCGCAATCGCAACTGCTTGCTTTTTAGACGTTACAGTAGGGCCTTTTTTGCCGCCAGAATGCAGTTTCCCGGCCTTGAACTCGTGCATTACCTTACCAACCTTGGCACTTTTAACCGAACCACCTTTTTTCATCTTCATGGCATCGCTCTTGGCCTTCATGTCTTCCAAAGTTTCATCGGAAGACGAAGTATCTTCATCTTGCTTTGGACGACGAGGAGGCAGCGGAGGATTCTTTGGCATCTTGGTTGGTTCGTCATTGACGAACGGACCCGGATACCGACCATCTGGATACAGTTTTTTTAGAGGGATGTTGGTTGCGCTAGAGGACTTCATTTTTTCTTACCCTTACCCATAGCAATCATGACCACTAATTTGGGCTTGTTTTTTGTAACGCCTTTGACTGTGCCAATATTTGGAAGGCCACCTTTTTTCAGGGCGATACCTTTGCCCTTCTGAGCAATTCCGCCGCCACGCATCTTATCTTCCTTGCGCTCTTTAACCTTGCTCTCACCCGCCTCGTGCTTTTTCATGGCAGCTTTGGAAACATAAACTTCCTTGCTACCCTTTTCGACAACACGACCACCCTTTTTCATGGCGGTCTGAGGAGGACCAGCTTCAGGGGAAGACATTGAAGCCATGTCAGGTGCTGCCATAGGAGCAGAAGCTGGCATTTTCATAGGGGACATACGGCCCTTAGCCGCAGGAGAACCCATCAAATCTTTAATTTTCAGAACACGCTTGCGGCGATCTGACACTTCTCTCGTCATTGCATCACGACCAATAGCCATTTTTTACTTCCTTGTGTTTACTATTTGATCTGCAATAAGCCGATCAAGTTTCTCTTCTAAACGATCAAACCGCTTGTGCATGTTTACAAGGTCATTGTGAAAGTCTGTCTTAGTGACATATTTCTCACGGGTTTCTGAAATTGTTTTCCAAAGCTGATTTTGCTGTCCGTTAAGATATACAAGCACCCACCCCATCGGAACAATGATGAGGGTGTGAAGCATGTTCCACACTAAATCAATGGATACGTTCATCACACCCCGCCCAGCTCAGTAAATTTTACGCAAGACAAGGATGATTGTGTAAGCATCCCCGGCAGAGGCATCCAACGTAGTAAACAGGATGTTGCCTGTTTTACCCGTAGTTGCGTTGTTGGTCAGATTAACGGAATCCGTAAAGTCCATTGTCTGAGCGGCATTTTGCGGAAACGTAAGGATAGTTACGTTTGCTGTAGCTTCCCACAGCAAACGAACTTCCATTCCATGCGTAAGACCGTAGATGCGTTCAATCTGAACAGCGGAACATGCCTTGCCAAAGTAGGTGGACAGGGTTGTAACATCCACCTTCTTAACAGCGGTTTCCCCTGTGCCATCGGAGGCGTTGGTAAACTTCATGATGGCTTTTTTAATGCCATCATAAAGAAGCTGTGTTGCTACAGTGTCAGCCATGACGGCCCCCTATTATTAGACCACGAAGGTCAGGTTAGGGTTCTGAGCATAACTAACAACCAAGACGCCTGTTCCTGTGCCAGTGTTGGTCGAGGTCAGACGGATACGGACATCGGTCGTGCCAACGTTTGCCCAGTTGCCAATACGGGTTGCATCTGCACCAGCGGTAGCGGCAATAATGCCAAGAGTACCACCAGCCACTGCACCAGCCGCAGTCAAATAAGTAGCTGACCCAGTTGTGCCAACACCGAGGGTTGACGAACTGCCAGACCAAATAGCGGTGATAAACAACTGAATGGAGGTGATTGTGCTACCGGCGGGAATGACGATGTTGGAAGTATAAATGCCGTCTGCCCCTGCGCCCGCCTGAGAAACGGTTTCGGACTGCATGGAGATGACTGTGCCAAGGTTGGCTACGTCTTGGCCCAAGGTTGTGCCAGTGGTGAATTTGATGTCGCCGACTTTAACGGGACCAGAGAAAGTGGTAATACCCATCGTATAAACTCCTGCACGATGTAAGCTATGTTGTCTGTGCAGCGTCCGCCGGGACGGTCAACATAGCCGGAAATCCCGGACAGATTTAACCTATATGAAAAAAGGGGCTGACACAAGGCCAACCCCTTTCATTTTCTGACATCTGTCAGAGTTTACGCGCCCTGCGAAGCATAGATTGCACGAGGGTCAGACCAACCGAAGCTGTAACGCTCGCGGGCCTTGTAACGAGCGTTGCCCGTTTCAAAGTCACCTTCCATCGCCGTCTTAATAGGCGAACGGACAAAATGCTTCAGGCCGTTTGGTGCGTCAGTCTTAATGAAGAACGCATCAGGATCGGTCAAGAAGTGGTTCACGGTGAAGCCCTGTGGCAGATAGCCACCCGACTTGATCGCGTTCAGGTCGTTATCAGCGGTTGAAACGCGCTGATCAGACTTCAGAATACGCTCGGCAGTGAACTGGAGAGCTGGATTGATAATCAGCTTCATACCACGAAGAGCGATTTTCAGACCGCGTTCGTCGATGAAAGCTGCAATATCAATCAGAGCCTGTTCGAGCGAGGTTTCGTTCAAGTCAGCCTGAGTGGTTGGGGTGTTAGCAAATGTACCACCGCCAAAGGTAGGATGTGAGCTGTTGACCATCGACACGCCATCGCCGCCCAGATAAGACGAGGAGAAAGCGTTATTGAGGACCGAAGCAGCCTTCACCTGTTTGGTGTTGGACATCGAACGAGCCAGCGCACGGGTGTAGCGAGCTGAGAGTTTGTCGTAGAGGTTATCTTCGACAGCTTCTTCAGTGATCGCAAACGCCAGAGCGATGGTGTCATGGGTGTAGCGAGCAGTGTATGATTCACCGGCGGTGTCATACGAGACGGCTGCGCCTTCGCCCTTTACAGGGGCCTGACCGAAACCAGCCAACATGACTTCTTCTTCAAACGCACGGTCAGAATTTTCCGTGTCGAAGATTTCGGCATGTTCGTTGTCGTAACGGTCATATTCCATCCCAAAGAGTGCATTGAGGCCCGGCTCAAGCTCTTTGAGGAGTTGTGAACGAGTAATAGCCATTGTTCAAAATCCCCTTAGACACCCGCGCCAGTGCCATTGGCATTGTAGCGATAGAAGTGATTGTTGAGCAACACAATTGCCAGACGACCAGCAACCGAAGAATCAGCATTGGCAGGAGTGTCTTCGAAGCCAATGATGCGGAGGTTGAGGGTGTTGGTAGTGTTAACCGTCGAAACGCCCAATTTAGCATACGAACCCGATACAGTGCTACCGGTAACGGCAGTCACGAAATTGGCGTTTGCATGGACGATGGAGTCTGCTGCTGCTGCGTCAGTATTGATCAGGAACAGTTGGTCTGGATGGCTGACAACAGTCGCAGTAGCGATGGAGTTAGCATATGCCGAAGACGTACCGGGCCAATAAGGCGACCAGCGAGGCTTACCTGTCAGATCAATATAGTTACAGCCGAGGAACACGCCCAGAAGAGGGACAGTACCACCGTTAGCATTGCCGGGAACATCAATCATGCCGTTTGTCAGCGGAATAACAGGTGCGCCATTGTAGATTACACTGGACGTACCCGCAGTTGCTGCGGTCTGAATGTTGTAGGTAGCACTACCGTTGGTGTTAGCACCGCTTCCAAGCATACGATACGGGCGAAGCCCGTAAGTGGCATTGATATTTGCCATTGCTTAGATTCCTTTTGATTATCCGGTAGAACGATTTCCACCGAACGTTACACGAGATTGCCGCTCTGGTTTAACCATGGGCATCGAAGGATGTTGATCGCGCAGCAGATCATTATCTACGGCATCCATTTGCTGTTGCGCCTGTTTGCGATAATAACTCTCACGTTGCTGGACAAGATCAAGGGGAATACGAGCCAGAACAAGTCCACCAATCGCAATAACTCCGGCATGTTTGCCATCGTTAATCGTGGGGAGGTCCCAGTCAGGGTATTCTTCAGCGCGAACAAGTTCAAACCCTTCGCGGAGACGTGCGGTAAGATTTTTCCGGTCATCGAAACCAGAGGATTCCATGCGAATCCAACGGTGCTTGTAGCCTTCCGGTGCGGGAGGCGCGTCCAAGGAGGACGGTGGTTTCCACGTTTGTGGGCGCGTACTTTTGGTACGAACATCTTCAGAACGAGGCTTGCGGTCGATAGCCATAATAAGCTCCTTAACCCTGCATCTGCTTCTGAGCATGTCTTGCATACTCTTGTAAACTAACTCCGAGGCGTTTGGCAATAGCTATTTGGCTCGGTGTCAGTTTGATGCTTTGCTTGTTGTCAGATTTGACAGTTGAACGTGCGCCCGCCACAGCAACGGCTGGACGTTTGGTTTCTTCTGCCTTGCGAAATTTATGTGGAAACTCAG